GAAGTATTTCTTTGAAGTTCTTCTTACTTTCTGCAATTCCTCATATGTGAGGTAAATTTCATCTCCATTTTCAAGAGTGAAGTCAATGTCATTGTCTCTTGTTCTTACAACAAGAGTTCCTACAGTTCCAGACTTGACAACAAATTCCCTGTCTTTAGGAATTGTAACTCTTTTCTTTGGTGTCTTCTTTTCAGCTTTCTTTGCCACATTAGAATCAACTGAAACAGAAGCTTCTGGTGTATTTTCTTTCTTAACAGCAGCCTTTGTCTTTCTTGCAGTTGTCTTTCTGGCTGTTGTCTTTTTCTCTTTATTTTCTTCCAATTTCTAATCTCCATTCATTCCGTTTTTTAAATTTATAATTTAATTAAAAAGGGGATTGATAATCCCCTTAAAATAGTATTTTTATCTATGCAGATAATACTATGCTAATTCGTAAACAGCCGCACCCTTGTCAGCAAATACAACGGCTACACCAAATTTGGCGAACATCTTGTATTCCTGTGTTAAGTCTGCATTTTCTTCTGGCATTACTGGAATGATTAATGTTTCTCCTTCATTTACAAACTTAACGAACTGGTCATCAGTTGCAACTACATATAATTTGTTAGGGTCTAATACGAAAGTATCTGTACCAACCTTATGAGCGTTCTTCATAGCAATTACTGGGTTTTCACCAATATGTCCATAGTAGCCCATAGAATATAAGTCTTCTTTAGCAGAAGTCGCTTCGGCACCTTTGATACCTGTGATTTTTCTTACAGCCTGCTTAGAACCTAAGACAACAGCAGTCTCACCAGTAGTTGCTTCAACATGGTCAATTAATTCAATTAATTTATCTTCTGCAAAAGCACCAGATACCTTGTATGGAGTAGCCTTTTTAGCAAATGCAGCCTGTACACCATTGTACATTGCTTCGGTAATTGCTTTTTCAAATGACTGAGCAGCTTTATCAATAAGTTCATTGATATCAACCTTGCCACCTAAGATTCTGTCTAATTCCTCATAAATGGCGATGCCTTTACGAGTAGTTGTTACAGTAATTACTTGTCCGGGTAATGCTCTCTGTCTTCTTAATGCCTGTGTACCATTGGCTACATCAGCAACAACAAATAAGCTGTTATCCTTAACTTTGAAAATAGGTGTATCACCTTCGGCTAAGTTTCTCTGTTCAACATATTTGAATAATGGGTTGTCTTCACCTAAGCCTTCAAGAACAGTCTGAGTTACGGCTTCTTCAATTAATGTGAATAATCCCTGACATTTACCATCACGGATAGCACGGTAATCTAACTTTGTAGAACCACCATTCAATTCAACCAAAGCCTGTCTGATTGATTCTCTAGCGTCAGCAGTAGAATAGTTTCCTGCTACAGTGCCATTGTGATGGTCAACGATTAATTTAATTAATTCTTTATTATCCATTTTCTTTCCTCACAATCCTTTAATTTTAATTAAGCAGCAGCCTTGCCTACTGAAACTACTTCATAAGATACTGTATCGCCATTCTTTTCAATAACCTTAAGAACAACGTCACCAACAGCTACAGTCTTATTTAATGCAGTAGAATCTGATGAATGATAAATCTTAAAATGGTCACCAGCAGTAAGTAAGATACCTCTTGCATTTGTTCCTGCTTTATTGATAAAGTCGTATTCAGTAAGTCTTTCATCGTATAATACTTCTGGTGAAGCAACTAAGCAGATTCCAGTTCCAGTAGCAGTACCTAATGCAACTTCGGTAGCCTTATGTACTTCTCTCTGACCTTCAACTAAATCGCCTAATGCTACGAAAATACCATTTTCAGCATCAACTTCATTAGTTCCTTCACTGTCAACTACACGTAATGTAACGATTTTAGAACCAACTTTTGTTGCTGCAACGTTTTCTAAAACAACATATTTTGCCATCTTCTAATCTCCTTTTTTTAATTTAAAAATGCTTTAAGATACCACCATAATTTATGGCATCTTCATTTGTATTTCCATCTGATACACTAAACTTAAAATCCTTTTCAGCATTATCTGTATTTTCTTCATGCTGATTAATTAGTGCAAATTTTCCAACAAGAACAAGACATTCCTTATCTAAATCTTCAAGTGAATAATTAGCCTTGTTCTTTACAAGTTCATCAAATTCACTTGAACCTTTTAATGATTCAGAATATTTTGCTAGAATCTCATCTTCTTTTTCAGATTTAATTCTCTTTTCATTGTCAACTTTATACTGTTCAAGTTCAGCAAACTTGTCAGATGGATATTTTTCCTTATAGGCTTCAAGTTCTTTCAATGCTTCGGCTTTTGCATTTGCTTCAATTAAGTTCATCTCATCCTTAGTGAGATATCTTGCAAATACTTCCTCAGCATCTCCAAGTTCTACCTTGTCTTCATTAACTTTGTATGATGCACGTTTTTTACATGTATAGTCATTTGAATTATCTCCATATGAATAGAAACGTTCTTCAAAATAAACATATTTTTCATCATAATCCATTAAACATTTGTCTAAATAGCCAGTCTCTTTACCAGTAGCTTCATCATTGACAACACCACTAACAAGTGCTTCACGGAACTTTTTCTGTTTATCAGAATCGAGCATGTATCTTTCCTCGATGATGCCGAAATTTTCATCATCAACGTTACCATTTTCCTGTTCTGGTTCAGTAGGTTCATTTTCTGGTTCAGTAGTATTGCCTTGTTCTGGTTCAGTTGGCTTGTTTTCTGGTTCAGTAGTAGGCTCGTTTTCTGGTTCAGTATTTCCAGAGAACTGTGCCTTCTTGTTATCTTTAGTATTTTTGTTCACTTTTTCACCTTCTCTGCTCATTTCAAGCATAAATTCATCAAGCATAGTCGAGAACTGTCTCTTGAAATTCTCTGTAATATCATCATGCTTAGAGTAAAGACTTACGCTCGCATTCTCAAAGCATGGTTCATCTCTTTCCAAGATGCATAGTGCTGTAAAGACAAAGTCCTTGATATTGACATATCCATCATCCGTTCTCTCATAATCATATACATCAATTTCCATTGACTGTGATAGAGAACCTACTTCCTTGATATGTTCATACCCATACTGTCTTTTCCACAAAATTGCGTTAGCGAAAAGGCATTTCTTTGTCTCGCCATCAACAACTTCATCTTCATACCAGATTTTTGCACTTTCTGGAATAACACCAAATGGTGTCGTTTTATTGTAAAGAACAATATTGTTCTTATCATCTTTCTTTACGCCTAAATCATGACCGCCAAATTCATTCTCATCACCATCATAATGACCAACAATAGGGATGTTCTTTAATGTCTTGCAAGCATTAGTGAGAACATCTTCTGAAATAATTGTTTTGTTTCTGTTCTTTCCCGTATAGCAGATAAGAACATTTGCCTTTGCAAATCCAGAATCATGGTCAGAATCATCAATGTCTGAGAATTTAATATCAAAGTCAAGATTCATCTTTGTATGTTTTTTCGACATTATTACCCCCATATATGACAACAGATAGTTACATGAACATTGATAATTTCTTCGTGAATGTTACTTTTCCTTTGAATTTTCCTAAATCATCTTTAGAAAATTTCTTAGTGATGTTGCCATCATACTCAAATGTGTATAATGTATGAGCGTCATCAACAGATTTCAAATCAACTGGAACATAACCATTTCCAATCATCATGGCAACAACATCATCATCCATTGTCTGAACATATAATCTTTCCATTCTATTCATTCTCTCTTCCTTCTTCTGTCTTTTCAGAAGGCATCTTACCGACAGATTCATTTGTAGGTCTGCCTGCATCGCTTGTTGTATCAACAACGCCACCTGAAAGAGTATTTGATGATATCAATGGTCTGTTAAACATTTCCGTTCCAACCTTAAGCACATCATTCTCAATAAATGACATACCTATGACATCGGAAGGTGACATACCAATGTTAGCAGCATATCTTAGCTTAGCTCCCGCAACACCATATGTAGCAGCCTTCAAGTCTCTATCAGTGACATCCTTGATATTGAAAATGGATGCATCAGTAAACTTAATCTTAAATTTATAAGACTTATCAATACTCTTTATTCTCATATTGAAATAATTTTCAATCTGATTAAGCATTGACATTGCAATCTGTTCATTTGGCTTTACTGAAAGTGCAAGGGAAGAGCTTGAAGTAGCCTTAGAACTTCCGAATAGGAGAGGGGACGTACCGCTGTCAAACCAGAACTGACTCTCGGCATCAGCAAGTTCAACAGTCCCTGCATTCTTGCCAGTATTAAAGGTAAGAGTGTCTGTCTTGAATGGTGACATCGTTACTCCAACACCATCTGGAACGGTGTCACAGATAAGGTCATAATACTTTCTGATGATTGCATCATTAAGCAATGGCATACCCGTGTTTTCATCTGTATCAATCTTAAGGTTGATTGCCTTATAGTTGGCATTTGAGTTGTCACTCTTTGTAACAACTCTGTAATCCTCAATATCAAATACATCACGCAACAGTCCCGTGAAAAGAGGTAGTACAATCGTATAATCAGAATTATCAGCCATTACGCATATGCCATCTTTAGGTTCATACCATCTGAAAGCCTTGTCACCCTTTATTCCTCTTTCAGAATCTCCTTTGTATTTTACATATGCCTTCTGCACGTCCTTTGGAAATCCATCAAGCAAGTACTTTCTTGTACTTCCAAAATAGTCCAAGTCCATTGAGAATCTCACAATCCCATTTTCAATAGACGTAATTCTTGCATAATCTGGGTCAAAGTCCCTAACAAAGAAACTGTCATCATTCTCATAACATATGCCATAATAAGCACCCGACTTAACGGCTATTCTTATGATTTTCCTGCATATGTCCGAGAGGGATATTCTATTGACCTTGTACGCATACTGTGTGTAAATATTCTTGTACGCATCTATATCAATATTCTCTCCCATGAAGATAGTCTCATTGTCTGGAACTAAAATATAGTTATAGTATAGAATATTGGCATAATAGTTTACCAATGTCTTATAGTGAGAACTTACTTCATATAGATACTCACTTATTTTTCTTAAGCCTTTCTGGTTGTTATAAGAAGAAGGGCTTTTTAGATATGTAGCCAAATCAGACAGCTTATATTTTGTAAGCGTTCTGATATTTGTCTTGTTGTTGTTGACATCTTGAAGAATGCTTCTCTGTGCCTTGGCAAAATAAGCAATATAGTTCTCAAGACTCTGTTTTTCTTCATCTGTCAGTTCTTCATATTTCTTCAAATGTCAAGTTCCCCCTTTCTTATAGCATTGAAATTCCACGTTTAGGCTTTCTAGCCATATAATGAACATCGCTCATTGAAGCGAGCGATTCCTTCTGTAATCTGTTCTCAAGAACCTTCATTACATAGTAGTTGTAGGAGAGCGAACTGTATCTGTCCTTTCTCTCTCCACGTTTTTCCTTAATCTTTATATTCGTGCCATTCACCTCATACTGTAGGTTAATCAGTTCATGAACGGCTAATGTCGTATTGACATATGACATCCTGTATTTGAACTGTCCATTCTCGGACAGACTTGCATAAAATTTATCTTTTATCAGAATATCCTCAGCATCGTATTCATTCTTAAGCAAGTTGATATTTGAGCTTTTGAAACCATTTCTAAGAAGATTCGCTGCATCACTATTGAATTTTGCATTTGCCTTTATTGACCACACGACTCTCTTTGCATCACTGACAAGACATCTCTTTGCCATGTCTTCATCATTACAACATGAAAGTGCCTTATACAGTTCACCTGTCTCTGGGTCAATATGGTCTTTACAAATGTAATCAAACACCGGAAGTCCGACACCATTTGTATCAAGAACTAAATCCGTACACTTGTATTTATAGTAGAACCTCATAATCTGTAGCCCTAACTCATCTGTAGTAAGCCCTTCATAGTTCTCTATGTAAACAATATTGGCAATATACTTATCATTGCTTGTAGCAATTGCATCATTTATTACTAACGAACTGGCATCATTCTTCTTCCTTGACGTTGAAGCCATCAAGGCAACGTCAACAGAGAGTATTCTCCTACATCGAAATGCAGGCGGGTCAACATTAATATTCTTTGATATGACAACATCAATATTTGGCAATGCCTTGTCAAGTATTCTTCTAGGCTCGATATCATCAAACCTAAAAAACTCTTCACCATTAGAACCAAAGAAGATTCCTTCATATTCCATGCTGAATGTCACTTCATTAAATTCTGGCTTTAGATATTCATCCTTTATCGTCTGAGGAAGAATAATTCCTTCCTTTATGCCACACTGATATGGAATACAGCATGTGAATGCACTACCACCTGTGAACATAGCCTTAAAGTCATATAGTAGCGTGTTAAAGCTCCAATGGCTCTTATACCATGCAGATGACATATAGAACTTCTTGTTGTCCTCTGCAAGATAGCTATATTTTGGATTAGACAAATATCCCGGTGAGCGTGGTGATGTAAGAAACTTATCCAGTACGGAATCTATGATTCCATTATTCATCTGTACAAACTCATCATAGATATTGATGTTACTTCTCTTGGAACGAGCATTTTCATTGGCTACTACCGCATATATCGCAGAACCATTCCTGAAAATTACCTGTGGGTCATTACCTTTATCGGTCGTAGCCTTTACATCAAGTTCATTGCATAACAGTTCAGAACCCCAGTCACGATTCTTCATGAAGTCTTCCGTTATCTTCTTAAGCACTTCTCTTGCCTGCTTCAATGTCTTTGAAGCAACAACAATTTTTGAACCGGGGTATAAGATGCATCTTACAACGCAGTATATCGCCACAAGGAATGATTTACCAAGCCCACGGGATGCAATGAACATGAAGATGTTATTGGACATCATCATATGAAGAAGTATCTTCTGAAAAGTCTTAAGCTTTATATTAAGGAACTCCTCAACAAATCTGTCTGGATTAAGCCTGTAATATCCACACCATCTGTCAACGGCATCCTCAATTTCCTTTTGCCTTTCTTCCCTTATTTCAGCATCCGTCTTTGTGCCAGATAATTTCATTGTTTCCATGTATATCTATTCACCACTGTTTTTCAGCTTACTGAACAAGTTATCAAATGCTTCCTTGTCATCTTCTGATATGTTCTCATCACTTCTTTTAATGCTGAACTTCTTCATAAGCCTGTCATATGCTCTTGAAGTGACACCGCTCAATCCTATCGACTTTGCCATTGGCACAAGGAAGAAAGCTTCAATATAATCCTTTATTCCATTGACATCCTTAAATTCTTCATCTGGTTCACTAATAGGTCTCTTGTTTTCAATCTTCTTTATGAAAGAACCAAAAGATGATTCATTCACATCATTGTTACTATTCTGATTAGGTGCATATCCTAATGTCTGTAAGTTCTTGATATATGTTGCTTCAATATCCTTTGTAGATTCTCCCGCTTCACGTAATTTTCTCATTTCAAGCTGATTGAAGCATAGGTTCTTGATAAGTTCCTCTTCTGCCTTCATCTGTGCACCTGTTCTCTTCTTCCAGTCGTTAAACTGTGAAATTAGAAATGCATAGTCATCCTTTGAGAATCCATCACCAAAGAACATGAGAGTATCACTATCAACTTTCTCAAGGTCTTCTCTTTCCTTGTCGGCTTCTTTTCTTGATTCATTCAAATCATCAACAAGCTTCTGTCTATAGGCTACTTCATCTTCCTCATGAATGGTGTCTGCATATGTCTTCCCTTTATACTGTGACATGCTTGCCCTTCTGAGGTATTCGCCTATCTTTGGTTCAACATCCTTTGCGACACCTTCGGCAAGTTCATCATTGTAATACACATCAAACATGATGCATATATGACGTATTGCCTTCTTAGTGTCTCCACCATATTCTGTACGAAAGTCATTAAACATATTCGTGACGGTATTTTTCGAGTATGGCATATACCCATTGTTATTCACGAAATACTTACTGTTTGACTTGTAAAAATATCCTTCCTGTTTATTGAAGTCCTTCGCAAGAACGATATCTCGTACAGTCTCTTTCTTCTTTACTGGCATTATTCTTTTTCTTCAATTTCCTTCTTGAACTTCTCGCCAATGTTGAACTTTACTTTCTTCTTAGCTGGAATGATGATTTTTCTATTGCCATTATTGATATCAGTTCCGAATCTTTCCTTTGTAACAATAGGCGTGAAAGAACCAAACCCACTAATGACAACTCTGTCACCATCAGCTACACAATGCTGAATTTCTTCAAACAAGGCATCAATGACTATTCTAGTAAGTCCCTTCTTTGTTCCTGCGACACTAGATACCTTCGATGCCAAAAAATCCTTATTAACATTCATCCTTTTATCCCTCTCATTCTCTCATTAAAAAATCATCTAAACACGATAGGGTGTAATGATTTAATTCCATTCATGTCAACCAAACAAATCATTTGTGAAGGTTCTCCCTTAATTCTCTTTTCAAGAGTGAACTGGTCTCCTGTCGATGCAAGAGAGCCACCTCTGATTAGCTTGACATTTGAACAACTACTAAATTCATTGTGATGAAGATGACCATATATGATTGAATATGGAACAAATCCAAGCATCATAGAAAGTCTTGATACACCACTCTCACTAAACTTGTCATAATCACCATGAACAGCAACATAATCCTTGCCACGTATTCTTACGCTTGCAATACCTCCATCAATGTTATTCTCAATGTACTTAAAATTATCAAATCCAGACATGATGTTCTTGACAATGAATCCAATCAAATCATCAAGTCTCTCATCATGCATTGCATCCTTGTAGTTGTCAATTCTTGAATGATTACCAGATACATTCACAAATGACACACTACTAAATTCATGACACAAGCCCATGCAGAATCTCGACACATATTCAGAAGCAAGCTTTATCTGTTCAATCAGATTCTCTCTATTTGTTACCTGTACTGTCTTGTGAATATTGCCAGAAATCAAGTCTCCAACACACATGATATATACATTGTCAATATTATTCTTCTTTCCAATATCACATGCTTCTCTAAGGTATCTGTCAAGTCTTTCCTTTGCAATGTCAGAATTATATTCACCAAAATAGTTGCTGAAAGTCTGACCTATATGCAAGTCCGAAAGCACAACAATCATGTCAGTACCGCTTTCCTCGCTATTGCTATCACAGATACCGATAACATCTGAAATGCTGTCAGACATCCCCGAAAGCATTTCTCCCAGTTTTGAAATGTCCTCTTCAATTCTTGCTTGGTCTCTGTTCTGCTTCTTCCATGCAGTTCTTTCATCTCTCAGCTTGACTTTCTCTTTTTCAAGTTCTCGCTTTGCTTCATCAAGTTCACTGATGAACATGTCACTCTCTTTTCTTGAGAACACGTTATCATAGAACTTCTTCGCAGCCTGCACCTTTTTTCTAAAAGAGCTTTCGTCACGCATTTCATCATCTGGAATGCCTAACGCTCTGTTCACCTGTTCATTAATGAATCTCCACTGAGGTAACTTTCCAGAATCAATAAGACAAGATATCCTCCATAGATACTGTTCATCGTTCTCATCCTCTGGAAGTCGTTTCAGTAATTCCTCATTCTCCAAAAATATCACTCCGTTCATTCATTCTATATATCAAAATACAGCACATATATGCTTAGGGGCATGACAGAGGAGAGGTTATGACTTTGTGTGTGCTATATGAAGAGAGATTGTTGCCTTTTTGTGAGAAGTTGCTCATGTCCCCAAGCATATATCCACTGTATCACCAATATGCTTTCTTATTCTTTTCTCTTTTCCTCTCCATAATCATTATTAACTCAATTCAAAAAATGCTGATTATATCAACATAATTTGAATTTTTCACTTAAAATTTTCTAAAAAAATAGCCCATTTTTGCAGAAAATTATGGATGAATGGTGTTTTCGCACCTTCATCTCTTCTTTTGATGTTCGATAAAAAAGTGGAGTATAACGCAGGCATTGTACTCCATTAAAAACTATTGTTTTTGTTCACCAACGATATTCACACATATCACTTTCTTCATTGGTGATGTCGCTTTTCCCCTCCATAATCATTATTAAGTGAATTAAAAAAACGCCGATATAATCAGCGTTTTTTGGATTTGGCACTTAAAATTTTCTAAAAAAATAGCCCATTTTTGCAAAAAATTATGCAAAAATCTATTCAGATTGGCGAGAAAACACAAACTTATGTCCGTATATTCTCATGACCTCATTGTCTGTTTCATCATTCATTTCAAGAATGTTCATCTCATCTCTTGTGACATTGATTGCATCAATGAAGCTATGGTTAGGAACTGAAAACAATGTCTTGAATATAAGATTATATTCTCCCTTAAACGAATCCCTGTCAAGCATATGAAGCATGTAGTAGATTGTCTTTCCATTAATCTTCATCTTCTCAATTCCCTTTATGAGCTTTTCATGTTCATCGCTGTATGCCCTAAATTTTATATCATTGTCAACCCTATATCCAGATGAGAATATACTCCGTGCATTTGCTCTGAATCTTCTTGCAGACTTGATAATCCTGTCAACTTGATTGTAATTAACCTTTTCATCATTACATTCAGCCAATGGCTTGAGACAGTCACAGAATCTCACCATATCATAATCATGATTTCTCTTTCTCCCTATTCTGTTCACTTCTTCCTCAAGGAAGTCCATTGACGTGTTGTGCTTAATATACACATTCTTCTCACTATCATAATATCCCTTGTATCTCTGAATGAATGAGAAGAAGTATGGCTTTATTGTTCTTCCATCAGACATCTCTCTATGATACTTGCTTCTCAGTCTGTCAAGCTCTTCCGAATTGCTGAAAGGGAATTCCTTCTTTGCCATGTCAATTTCTATTCCAGACATATTCGACAGCTGACATATATCCCTGTATATTTCATCAAGCTCGCTCGCATCTGCACCGTGTGACATTCTGTCCCAGTAAAGAGAATTAAGTTCCTGAGAAAGATTAACAATCTCTCCAATCTTATTCGTGCTTGACTTGATATCAAGGTCGCATTTCTGTTCATTTGTATATCTTCTCTTTCTCTTCACGCTGTCAACATTCACGGTAGGTATCTTGAATCTTCCTTCATTTCTCTTATATACGCTTATCAGAATGTCATTGTTTGTTATGAGTACTGAATCAGAATCAAAGTCAGCACCTGCAAGCTGCATGAGTATGTTCTCTCCAATCGAATTAATATAAAGGATTGTGTCAGTCCTGTTCATGTACTTGTCAATCAATGGTACTTCAACGTTCCTATGAACAAGAACACATCCAGAGCATATATGTGGGGAACGTATAGCCATAACATCAGTATCATATCCAAACCTTGTAGTTGACATGTTTCCTTTTCCTATTACGCTCTTGCCATCAAACATTCCGATTGATTGCTGTAGAAGCTCTATAGGGTTTCCACATATCGTTGAGTAGTTGCCATCAACATATACATGCCCCTTGCGTGTGTTCTTCACAAACGCACTTACAGTTTCTCTTGCAAAGTCCCTGTATATTTTCGTCCTGCTGAATTCATTACTCATTCCAATCATCTTGTAGAATATATCATTCTTTGACATGATAGGGTCGTATCTCTCATTCTCGAATGCGGAATACGGATATCTTATGTGATATCTCATTACATCTGGATTGTCCTTAAGCATTCTCACATACTCAATGGTAGGGGAGAGGAAGTCATGCATTTCCTTTTTTGTGAACTGCAACGTATTGATAAGCTGATAGTGAGTCTGTACGCACATTCCGTCAATGTAGTGCGTTGGCTTGTCAAACTTCACTATCCCGAAAGTAGGGGATATATTATCAAGCCACATGTCAAACGTCCCGAACTTGAGATACTTTATAGAGTTAGGCGTTGTTATGAGAAGAACATCCTCTATTCTTTCAGCTCTTGTTATTCCATTCAGTTGAGACACATCAGTTATGTTGTTATCCCTGAACCACTTCTGGATATTGGCATTGAAACAGCATGACTTGAAGAACTGGTTTCTCAATAGAAGCATTCCCTTGTCACTGTACTTTCCAAAAAGAGATACATCCATGAGAGATTCACCATCCCATATGGAATTGCTCACATCTATCCTGTCCTCAAGAGTCTTAAGCTTTCCATCAACAAGCCTTGTCTCTATGACATCATCACCAAACACGCTGTCATAGTCATCTACAAGAAGGATGTTCTCTGGTCGTATATCCATTGTATCAATGATTGATGAAGTCGTGAGAGAGATATACGCTTCAAAAGCAGCCAGGTCAATCTCATCACCTTCCTTGATGTCAAGTCCGCATAGTTCCCATTTATGCATTGGCTTGTAAAGCTCTTCATCAATGAAAAGACACTTGCCGACACGGGATGAACCAGATGAACGCTTGAACCTGACAAATCTTATCCCATCAAGTACGAATCCATTACAGTAAAGTTCCTTTCTCAGTTCCGATGTGCTCATGATTGTCTTTATCGTCCTTGTCGAATACATATGAGACATATCATCATACTTGAAGTTCTTCTCAAGCACTGACACATCACATGGATTTCCCACATATTCATCAGTTACTATTCCTATGAGCATTCCATCTTCAATGGCTACGCAATCATGGATCTTCTCTCTTGTTTCTTCTACTTCATAGCCTGCACGGACGTAGAAGTTCTTTCCTGCCTTGTTAAACTCGCTTAAGGAATATTCAAAAGTCACATTGATAACCCTGTTGGTGTACTCATGACCATTCTCTCTCCATGAGAAATATCTGTTCCTGTATACGCTTCTGTACACTTCCTTAAGCTTTATCATCTCAAGTGAATAGTCGAGTGTGTTTATGAACTTTCTGAGAACGTATTTTCCTGCATTGTCTCCGCTTCTGTATCTTGGTATCATCCCGTTCTTTCTGTTCGTCATCATTCCCAGAATGATATCCTTGGCTTCGACAGACATGATATCTATTGCACTGTTACGCATCTAAGCACCTTCCTTCCGAGACTACCCATCCATGTTATTTGAAATATTAATTTTTTCAATCTTCTTCACTACGTAGAAATCACGAATGGCACCAATGACATCAAGAATGTCAGTAATCAAGATATCCTTATTGACGGTGAATCTTACAACGCTGAATACGTCTGGCTCTTCAATCCCTATTCCCTTTAGTACAGTGCTTGGTTCATATGTTCTTGAGTTACATGCAGAACCACCGCTTACATAAATGTCGTGATTCTCAAGATACATGATAAGGTCTTTTGCATCAGTCCCCTTGAACATGACCGAAAGATTGTTTGACAGTCTGTTGCTGAACCCATACTCAATATCCTTACCATCCGAGCCAACAAGACTTGCATTGGGGAAATTATTGCTTATGTCGTGCCATAGCAGATTTCTCATACATGCCGTAATCTTCACATCATCCCTATGCTTCTCAAGCTCTTCACAGCATTCTGCGAATGCATATGCAAATGCTACATTCTCAGTTCCGCCTACGATTCCTTTTTCCTGCGTTCCATGAACAATAGGGGATAGAGTAATTCCATTACGCACATACAATGCCGCAATCCCGCTAGGGCATCCAATCTTGTGACCAGATATTGACATCATGTCAATGTTCATGTCCTTCACGTTTATGCTTCTGTCTGGATAAAGTTGAATGGCATCTACGAACAGAACACCATTATGTCTATGAACGACATCAGATATTCCTCTTATGTCCTGAACAGTGCCAATCTCATTGTTTCCACCTGTTATGGCAACGAGCGGTATATATCCCCCTACAAAATCAGAACACCTCTCATCAAGGTCTTCAATGTCAATGAATCCATCACCATCACATTTCAGCCATTGCATTGATGGCTTGTTCCTGCACATCTCCATGATAGAGTGATGAGAAAGAGGGTCGGCAAGAATGGAATGCCACATATAAGGGTAGTCTCCACCATCAACGTATTCAATGTGATTGATGGCAAGTTCATTCGCCATACTCCCGCTTGCTACGAAATAGAGATTGTCATTTTCCTCATCTCCTCCAATGAGTCTGATAATCTTCTTTCTGCTGTCATCAAGAATCTTTCTTGTCTGCTCTCCCATGAAGCTTGTTGTTGACGGATTATACCAATATTCACGCATAATCCTGTCAACTGAACAAATTGCACGCTCTGTTGGCTTCGTAGTGCCAGCGTTGTCCATGTAGATTATTTTCTTTTCTTTTCTATCTTCCATCTTCTCTATGCACTCTCCATGTTTTTATATTTTTCGCTTCTGATACTTTCTTCCAATTCCACCGCACTTGCAATCTCTACATCATCAAGGTCGTAACAGTCGGTAATGAACAGTGGGGGAGTATAGAAAACACCATCTTGACTTATACACTTCTTTTCCCTGAACTGCTTTATGATTTCAATCTCTTCAAGCCTGTCAAGCATCTTGCCAATTGTCTGTCTTGATTTCACTCCCATATTCTCAAATTTAACAAAGTCAGAATGATAACATGACAGATATCTAGGACTCTTACTGATATCTTCAATGCTGTTCTTGTTATAGTCCCTTGTGTTCATGCTCGAACGATATATACATAGCACCTTGAATAACTTTTTTCTTGATGATGTCTGTTCATTAAATATCTTCATGAGTTCATCATAGAAAATAGTGGCATATCTTTTGCTATGTGATTTTCTCCGTCCGTCATTAACAATAAATGTCGTATCTTCTTTATTGACATCTACATTGAATTCTTCTGCATAGAATTTATGGAAGTATTCATATTCATCATGCATGTTTATTCTTCTTCTCTCAGCTTTGGTGAACATGAACCATAAATAATCCTGAAAGCTGATAACATGAATTCCACCTCCCATTGCCATTCTACGTGACATTGTGTACGCATAAGCCCATAGCTTCTTTTCATCGCTTTTAATGTACTTCATGGGAATCGCCATATATCCCCTCTTGGATATTTGAAAATAGTCTTCATAGTCCTGTTCTTTATTTCTGTTGCTCGTATTGTTTTTTGTCTTTATCATATAGCATCACATTCCTTTCATCTGGCAACAATTCAATCTTTACAGGAAGATTATACAATGCTTATGTGTAGTTGTCAATAACAATATGTGATAAAAAAATAATTACATTTGTGCTCAATCAAACTTATCGGATATGTCGTATTCCCCAATTTTTTTAACGCTTATAATCTTAATAGTTTTATATAATATTAATATTTTTAAAAATAATATATTATTTTTTTAATACTATATATATTTATATATATATATGTTAAAAATATTAATATATTATATTATATATATTTATTATTATATTATATATTATTATATTATATATTATATTATTAATTATTTATATATATTATATAATATTGGTATCGAGCGAAGCGAAGATACCAACGAGTGCGTAAGCACGAGTATATAAGTTTATATTTATGAGCGTTAAAAGAATTAATAGCATTTATTATATTATTTATTTTAGGGGGGTCTTGAGGTCAATCAATGTATCAAATCCCATACAAGTGATAAGCTTTAGTAAGCTGTATAGATAATATTATTCATGATTAGTCATGTAGGGTATTATCAGTAATGAGATAAGATTAGAGATATGATTAATATCATGTATGATAATAATTATCGTTATGAGATGATTATAGGTCTTATGGGATATATTAGGTGTTAGGATGTATTAAGGGTATTCAGATGTATTAAGTTCAAATCAATAATAGTTAGAGTCCGTCCGAGATGATTAGAGTCATCAGAGTTGATATGTCATTCGTTCTGTGTTGGTTGTTCTTTCCTTATACTGATTATTAGTTCTTGGCTGTTGTTCATGATTAAATGATATCATGTCAATTGAATGATGTCTATTATTGTTCATGCTGATTATTCCAATCTAGCTTGTTATGTGTCTTGTATGTATTGTGTCTGTTGTTATCATGATATCCCTTTTGTGATGACTTTTCATTGGTCTATTGTTGTGTCTCGTATGTACTAAATACATGATATAGACATGTTTAGCAACATGATAGACATACTTAGTGCATGATATAGATATATTTAGTAACATGATATTATCTCAGTGTGCTCTATTTAGCCTTATTTTAGCTTCTAAGCGATGTTTGTACTTATTAGGTATAATTCTGCCTAAATGCATATAATGTCTCTTAGACGATAAATTTAAGCTATTTAGATATATCTGTACAATTATCTTCATCTTGAGTTTGGCTGATACATATATTTTCCAATTTCTTGTCATGTCATTCATGTTTGGAATCATTATGTCATTATCTAGATTGATGTATTTTTATGATATGCTCTATTTGACTCTATTTTCGTTTCTAAGAGACTTTTGTAATAAATGGTATAATTCTTCCTATTTGTTATTAATTCTTCTTAGAAGATAAATCTATAAGCTATAGAAGTATTCCTGTGTGTTGTGATGGGTTATGTTTATGTTTGTTATGGATTGTTGTGTATTCTGTTCATCTTGCATGAGCATTGTTAGTTGTTATGATTGTCATCATGACTATTGTCATGACTTTACTGGAATGATATATATAGTTAGTATGATAAATATTGTTATGAGTATCATTCTGTTGACGGGATTTGTAACGGTTATGCATTATTTTAGCTGATTAATAGTATATTTTTTGGTTTCATCATCACATCCTGTGCATCTCATAGTCCATATATTCGTCATTTTGTCACTGTTCGTGTGCGTTGAGAGTTGTGATATCTCCATAATATCGACCTTTTCCAATAGCTTTGCAATATTTCATGGCTTTTGCTCTTTTTGTCGATTACATGGTTATCATGACAATTAGTATTGCGTTATCATTTGTTTTGTCATTATTTGTTCCATCAATTCAATGATAATGAGACAATTTTATACTCTGATTTATGAACTATTTTGCCTATGAAGAACAAATAATATTTTTGGTTTTAACCAATATTTTATTCCATCGCTTATCTTATATTGGATATATACATCCAAATTTTTATCATATGATTATGGCAATATACTTAGCATACGCTATATACACGATTTGATGGAATATTTATCTGTTATGTGATGATGATTTTATTCCCCATAGTCATTGTTGGTGCATTGTTTTGTGTCTATTCGGGGTTCATTATGTGGTTTTATCATGCAATTATTGGGGTTTGTGACCGTGTTAATGATAGGAAATATCTATATTACATGTCTATAGATAGGATTTAGTTATATATAAATCATTGTTCTGACTGGATATGAATGTATATATATTCAGAGCAGCTTAGCTGATTGGGATTTACTTAACAGAAATTCATAACATGTGTGTTGATTTGTCTAATGTATATACATGTTCATTGTGGTGATGTTGGTGATATGAATAATTTCATGACATGTCGGTAATCATTTGATGTTCATGTCTGTTCATGTCGTTGGATAAAACTGTTATCAGTGAGAGATAAAATTTATTGTTATTCTGTCCATGACGATTGTCATCATGTTGTTGAGTAGGTCTTGATGATGTGATACCAGATGTGATACCATCTGATGACATTATCTATTTGCTGATTTTCGTGACACCCCATATAGGTGTGTGCTGATGATATGTGTTGTGTCCATTGATGGATATGTTCTTGTTATCATTATGTGCCGTCATTATCGCTTCGCTCAATGACGAGACTTCGCTACGCTCGTCCTTCTTGACAATCGCTACGCTCATGTCAAGTATTATATAATTTATATATATTAGCTTCGCTTCTTTCTGGGTAATATTAATGTATTTTGCTGTGATTACTGACGATTCATAAGTGACTTTTTATCTTGTTATGAAATATAATTTCTTAATTATAATAATTAGTGTAAATATATTTCATGTATTGATTGTGATTTACTAGACTCATGAGTGTTCAAATGTCTTATTATATGACGAATATTCATAAAAATACTGTATAAATATGTCTAAAAACAGTTAAAAAAACGTTAAAAACGATAAAAAATGATAAAAAACGTTGAAAAATGACTAAAATTTGTATAAAAATGATTAAAAACTGTTAAAAAACGTTATAAAATGATGATTTTTTGATATTTTTTGCTATTTTTCGTTATTTTTAGTTATTTTATCATATATTCTTGATTATTCGTCATATTAGATGTGTATTATGTCTGCTTAGAAGATGATTATATTGTTACTGTTTGTTCTCTACATGATGGTTTGATAGTGTGTGTCTATTCTCACGATATCTGTTTATTGTTGGTAAATCATTTCAGACAATATAGCATAACATATGAAATGCTATTACATATATATTATTATATGAATATCGTATATAATGATAGTGTGATTTTTGTGCTGATTCGATTTGTTTCTGGTGTTCTATATATGATAATGATGTGCTATATACCATTCCAGATTGTGATGTGATAACACACATTTTATGATGTGATAATGTGCATCTGTTAGTGATGATATTATACCCCCCTATAGGGTGTTCATTATAGAGGTGTGATTATTGTGTTTTGGGTGTGGTTTTATTGCTCATAGGAGATATGTATTAGGGTGTTGTGTGAGGTGATGGTATGGTGCTGATTGGTATTGTGTTTGGCACAGATATGGTATTATGGCTGTCATAAATTTGGGATATTATGATGCATGAGAGTGGTATTGTATGTTGTATGTTATGGTGATTCTATGTATCATAATAAGTGTCTGATATGGTTTGTGTGGTGATTTTCAGTCGGTTAGAATATTGATATGTTGATTATCATGGAGTTGATTGTTAGATAATTAAAGATGTCTTGACAGGTGTAAAGGCATGTATATTGACAATAAATATGTTGATATCGCAGTGGGAAATATGACGATAATGTATATCTATAAATATGATAAATATATAAATAGTGACATAATATTTGGCTATAAATGTCCAAAACTTTGGATATAAACATCTAATTTTGGCTATAAACATCCAAATATAATAACTCGTCTCGACAGGGTATGTCTTCATGGAATGGTGATGTGATTATTGGTATCAGTTATGACGTGTTTATGGGAGGTATGGGATATTGGATATTCCATTACATCGTGATATTGTCATGTTTATATGGGGTGTTTAGGTATGTGTGACAGAGAAGATTGGTGAATGTTGTGATGGTTGGTTTTATATATCCAAACTTGTTCAATATGTGTGAATAAGTGAGAGTGTGTGAATTTGGGAGATGGGGATGCGAGATTGTTTGATGTTACTTAACAAGTTGTTTATTATATGTAAACGTGATGTGGTGCTATCTGGTGTGGGTTGTCTGGGATGAGTGATGTTGTTTGTGTGAAGTACACGTTATTTGTGATAGTGTGAGGTTAGAGAGATGTGATAAGCAGTGTGGTAAGTGATGCGATTTGTAGTGTGGTTTATTGAATGATATGGGTTATGGAGTTGATTGGAGCTGATTGGAGTTAATTGAATATATGTTCGATAGATTGGGGGATGGGAGATGTGATATGAGCGATTGGAAAAGGGGGTATTGGGAATGTGATAGGTGAGTTTACATCTAAAATGAATGATTCTATGCCTAAAGGAATGCTCTATGTAGATAGTTATTGGTAGAGAAGAGATAGAATGAGAATAGATAGAACAGATAGAGTTGAGATAGAGTGGGATTCTGTAGAGAGGGATATTGGAGTGGTGAGGGGAGTGAGTGGTTAGTGCGGGGTGTTCTGGTTATGTGGAGTCTGGATTGTGGGTGTAGTGAGATATTGTGAGATATTGTGAGAGTGAAAAATGTCCATTTTATCGTGACGGTGGTGTGTGATGGTCGATTGTGATGCGGAGCACTATGCAGAGATTTTTCGTTTCCTGTCGTTTAAAATCTCGAAAATAACCCCCATGCAGTCGGGTTTTTGCCTAAATCCTGGTACACTTTATACATATAAAGTTTACTGTTTGGATATAAACATCCAAAATATATATTGTGCACAATTAAATTGCGTGCATAATATCTATATACTACAATTATGTGGTAATATAGGTTAGTCTTATCTAACGACAACTGTCTAAAAATAGACATGTGTCTAATTTTTGCGTCATGAAATATTATTTCACGCAATTCTATAATACATGAAATAATATTTCATACGTCACGTCACGAAAATATATTTCACAAACACTATCACAATACCACAACACACGAAAATGTCTTTCATGTACTTTTTACCAAAACACAACAAAACTAGTAAAACATCACTAAACAATTTACTAAACATTACTAAACTAATCACTAAATATAACCATATAATTTACCACATATTTTACTAAACTTTATCTAATATCATTTCACAATACAACCCAACATCATGAAACACCGTTACATGTTGAACAATCTATATAACAATACTAATACATATAGTAATCAATACTAACACACATAATACCAACAACAACACATAGTATACAATACTACATAGAACAGTACTAAACACATACACATAGTAAATAACACAACAACTAACTTATACACAATATATAACGCATAGTACAACACCATGTATAACAGTACACAACACCAACACACACAACGTACATATACAACACATAGCACATATATATACATATCATAGTACACAACACCTTATATCATACGTATAACATCATATCATCTAGTATCATATACTATCTATCTAGCATCAAATACTAGATACAAATTCACATATATATAAGGATATATATAATATCATTATATCAGTCACAAAACAAATAGTTAGACACGTCTAACATATTGGAACTGATCACCAGACAAGTGGTTAGTCATACCTAACATATTGGAGGCTGAATTGGGGTTATATCAACTTTTTATCTCATATCATATAAAAATTAAAAAATTCTTGATATGCATATGAAAAAGCTTTATAATGTAGATGAACAAGAAAAGAGGTATAAAATCAGTTAAAAAGTTGGCTCGAGCCAACAAAAAACAATAATTAATTTTATATCAAAAAACTATTGACTTTCAACAAACATAAGTTTATAGTAGGTAACGAAGAAGCGAAGAGGTGAAAGGAATATGAAGAGATTATCATTAATAGCTTTAGCTTTAGTTTTAACGCTGGGAACCGTTCAATGGTTATCAAGCCATACAAAAAGACTAGATAGCATGCTAGCCAACACTTCAATAGTATCAGTAAATGATAACTCTTGTAGTAATATGGACGTTATCATATCACTATATAAAAGAGATAATCTTATAAAGTATTATGATGGCAATGACGTAAAAGTATACGTGTATCATGAATGTGATACATCAGGATTTTCTCATAATGAGATAGAAATCAATTTCACCAATGCTACAGTTAGATACGACTTGTAAACCATATCAATCTCGCAATCTCTAGCACTTCAAAAAGTTGGCTGGAGCCAACAAAATTACCGCAACCGACTAAATATCAATCAATCAATAAGAGGAGGAGGGCGCAAGTCGGGCGCCAAAACAATATTATGAAAACATCTACATTTAGTATTAAGGAAATTCAACAGTTAGAAAGCATGACAAAAGAGGAACTTATCACAAGTTATAAACAATACTCAAATTATACTGATAACAACTTAGCTTTATTAACGAATATCTCAACGATAGATAAAGCACTATATATTGGTATCATGCTAAAATCTATGAAAGTGAAAGACATTGTTAAAGAGATAAGTCTAACTAAATCCCATGTTTCAAGATTGGGAAAAGTTGGGAAATGGGCTTTAAGCAACAAAGAGCAGTATCAAAAGTTGGTTGATACTGCGGGAACAGCCCTAAGCGTTCGTGCCATTGCTGATGCTATAACACACGATACCATTAGTAGTGTTGAAAATTGGGCTTCACTTGTCGAAGCGGAAAAGGCTTATAAAGAAAGCACTAAGGCAAGCGCTAAAAAGACACCAAAGGCAACAGCAAAGCAATCTAAGCCAACAAGTGACAAAGCCCCAACCTCAAAGCCAACACAAAAGCATTCTTTTAAAATCGTGGACTTTGAACGTATGAATTCAACTTCAATGTATTCCGCTGTCATTCGCATGGTTGACGCTTACAAAGCGTCAGGCGATAACTTAGAATACATGAATGCCTTTATTACAAGACTAAATGAATTAAAACACTAACAGGAACAGGGGGAGCCATCGGGCTTCCTCCCTCCTATATATTGTTTATAAAAGAAGCCAACAGAAAAACCCGTTTTTCATGGATTAACCGTGAGCAACGGGCAAAAAATTGACTTCTGTTATAAGCCATATATAAAAATGCGTGCGTGTAGAAAACCCATTTTTCTGGGATTAACCCGCGCATAGCGGACAAAAAATGACTTTTTGTGTACCTTTATATGGTTATATAAAGATGGATTTTTGATAAAATTTGATTAAAAAAGTTGGCTGGAGCCAACAAAAAAGAAATATTAAAGTTTTATCAAAAAATCCTTGATATAATATAAATAATATTGTATTATATAGGTGTACTAAGAAAGAGGTACACGAAAAACTGAATAACAGCAACTTGAAAAAGTTGTTAGTTCAGTACAAAAAAGTTGGCTTGAGCCAACAAATGAAAATCAGTTAAAAAGTTGGCTTGAGCCAACTTCTCACCTAGCAAAAATCAATCAGTAAAGAAAGGGAGAAAGGCAACGGCTAGGGTTGCCGAGTGGTTATTATGAAAAACGAAAACATTTATAGAACAGCATTAAAGATTGCAGAAAACGCTATCAGAAGAACAAACTGGGAAGGCTCTTCTGATTGTAGAGAATTCTATTTTAATAATTATGAAGTAGCGGAATATATCGAAGATACCTTCTATGAAAAAGATATACTAGATATTTATAACCACCTGGAAAATGGTGAATTTGTTCTAATCAAGGAATTATCAAATGAATATCTAAATAGTTCATTTAATAACTGTGGCAGCTATTTTGAGCTGTATATTACCATTGGAGAAGGAGAAGAACAGTCCACATATTTATTGTATAGTCAGTATGACCAAGACTATGCTGATAAATGTTACTATGCTGATAGATATTGCAAATAGCATTAGGGGGATTAAACCATGAAACAGAGAAAAAAGAAATACCATTTAAAGCAAAAATGGGTGAATTTATTTTATGATATTGAAATGTGGCTTGTAATTATAACCGTTCAGGTTACAGTCACATTAGCAATTTATTGGTATTTAGCAGGCATTTAATGTTTGCTCGACATTACTACATTAAAACAATACCATAATAATTAGAAAGTGAATTAGGTTTGTTTGCTTCACTTCCTTATGAAATATCAATTTTATGGTTGTTATATTAATAAACATTTCTGCTACTGTTACAAAGCGAATAACAAAAAGTTGGCTTGAGCCAACAAATTGAAAAGTTGGCATGAGCCAACAAATTCAAAAGTGAATTAAAAATTTTCGCTTTAGATATTGTCACAATTTAAAAATATCAAACAAGGAGAGCGTTATGAAGAAATTGTTATTGTCATTGGCATTAATAATGTCATTAACACCAATTGTCAGACAACATCATATTGATGGTAGAATAATTACAGTCTGCCACAATGATGTGGTTGACATTATACCAATGTCATCAAGAACGACTTTATATAATTATGGTAGATCTAAAACTCTTGTAATCAACAACAACATCATATTTTCAAATGTTAAAGATTATTCTGTGGAATAACCAACAGAAAAAATCCGTTCTCGTTTGAAAAATTCCCTTAAGGAATCTCTTATTATGGAATTAAGCACGATTACATTTACATACTTTCATATCAATCATGCTGCATTTTCATCATGAGTTGAAAGATTTGCTTAAGGAATCTCTTATTAGGCTGTTTCTATGATTTTATTAAATCAAAAATTCCATCATGAATTAGAATTTTTGGTTAAGGAATCTATTATGTTTTGGAAACTTAGAATTTTGTTTTCTAGGTTTTCAATCAATCAATAAGAAGGTTTTCAAAAGAAAGGAAAGAAATATGAAAACATATTTTAAAATTGGAGAACAAGTAAAATTTATGGAGGATGATGGCTCTGTTTTTGATGTACGAATTGTAAACCTCGTTTGTGATTATGATGGAGATGGCAAAATGTATTATGTTATAGAGCCTATAGGTTTTAAATCATTTACAAGAACCGTTTTATGTGAACGTTGTCATAATTAAATAGTGAAGAGATAATACTCACTTACAGGAGGAACAAATTATGAAATTAAAAGAAGCAATAAACGTGGCAAAAAGGTATTAGAAAAGACACGAGGAAAAGGCGTAAACTACTTCATTATGAAATCAAATGATGGAGATTATGGCATTGCATATTCTTGGAATGAAAGAGAATATGCAGAAGAATTAGGTGGAAATTTGTTATGGAAATTTGTTGAAACATTAGAAAATTAGATAACAACAAAGTAATTTAATCAATCAGTAAATCAGTAAAAAAAGTTGGCTGGAGCCAACTTTACAAAAAGAAAGAAGAGGAGAATTATTATGAGTATTTCAATTTATTTAACTAATCTTAGAAAGTATAACGAAGGAGAATTAGTTGGAAAATGGGTGGAACTACCTATTTCTGAAGATGACCTTCAAGAAGAATTAGAAGAAGTATTAGGCGATGATGAAGAGTACTTTATCACCGATTGGGAAGCCCCAAAGGGCTTCGATATCGGGGAATATAGCAATTTATATAGTCTCAATGAAGAGGCGGAAGAATATGAATATATTCTTCGGGATAAATTTAGTTGGAACGAAGAAGCTTTTGAGTTAGCATTATCTGAATACGATAACAACATTAGTCGTTATGAAAGTGCAGATGTTTACATCTTTAGCGGCGATATGTCTGACGTAGCTAAAGAATACATCAGTACATATCCAACAGAGAATGTACCACAAATTTTCCTTGATTACTTCGATTTCTCCGCTTACGTAGAACATCTTGAACAATCAGGAAATTTCGTTGAAGGCAACGGTTTTGTTGTTGAAATCGTTGAATAATCCTATTAAGGAGGTGTCAACAATGACTAAAAAAGAAGTCTGTTTATCTCATAAAACAATCGCAACATATTATGTATGTGTTTGGGTATTTATTGAGATTAAAGAAATTGAATATGGCATTAATGATAGTATTTATTTTGTTTCTCATGAAGGAGATACAATAGGTTATCATAAAGCACGCATTTATTATGACAATAGTGAATATGATGATGAACTTGGATATTATGAAGATACATCATACTTTATGTGGGGGAAAATGAAAATTTTTCTATCTGAGTGTATGCGTGTTCAATAGAATGTAAGGAGGAGGAATTATTATGCTGTTAAATTCAATGAGTATTGAAGTGTATAAAGAAGGTAGCACTCGATACATTTGTTATAACCTGTTAGAACCATCTTATGATAGTTGTGATACATCTCTATATATGATTGACTATTGGAATGAAAAATTATTAATCCTCAACAATGGAGAAGACGATTTGTTTGAGTTCTTGAATAATCAAGAATTTGAAGAAATTGATATTACATTCAATTATCCTAATAATAATACTTATAATGCAATCAATAGAAAGGAATTTAAAGAGTGGGTTATCCACTATTCTAACGATAGTGAAACTCCGTTATCACAAGCTCTTAGAAATTGCATTATGGATATGTAATGTTTGATTGACATTATATACTCGTAATGATAAGATTGTGTTGCGTAATTTGATTATATTTTCATTTGATTATATTTTCTATAATTAAATTTGGATATAAAAAGTCAATTTATTTATTAGAGTATAAAAAAGTTGGCTCAAGCCAACAAATTCAACCATAAACAAAGAGGAGAGAATAATATGGAAAAGGCAAGAGAAGTTTTTGATGAATTAATTAAAAATGAGAATAAATTCTCAAATATGGAAGTAGAATATATTTGGGATATTTTTAATGAAGCAGAGGGCGAAGATATTGAAGTTTATATGAACCAATATTTTACTGATGCATTAACATTATTTGATGATAAAACTCTTATTGAGGGGATGAATAAAATCTTTGATGTATGTAGAGATTCATGTCATTTATTCTTAACAGTAGAGGACTATTGCAATTGGGTAATTGGAGAATGTAACAAGTGGAAGAGTGGATTTACACCATATAACCTTAATGAGATTATCATGAACATTCATGATAATTTTGATGATGATGATATCTTTGATGATGGCACATTTATCTTTCAACAGACTGAGAATGGAGATTATGACCCATGTAATATTATGCCTGTCGATAGATGTGATATTGAATCTATTCTTTTTGAATATCTAAGCGAGAATGGCGATGACGCAATGGATGTTGTCTCAGGATATTGTGATGATGATAAAATGAAACTATGGTGTGACCATTGGGATGTTATTGCTCCTCTTTACGAGGAATGGCAGAGTAGATTAGAAGAAATGGAAGAAGAGGAGGATGAATAATTATGACAAAATGTAAAGAAATCGAATTTATCAATTATAATGGAGGAATTGATAATTTAAAAATTCAGAATACAGCATTATTAAGGGGAGCTTTAACAGAATATTTGCATAGTAATTGTGATGACATTTATGAAGCTTATGGGAGACCTTCAGCAAAAAAAGTAACTGCATTCAATTATATTAAAAAAGAATATAAAAAGAATAATGAAGTTATGGACGCAAGGGTTATTCGTAAATGTATCAATAACTTCTCAATGGGTGCAATCATTGAAAAAGATAAAAGAAAATACTTCATTTACGATACAAAGGATTATCGTAGATGTTTAGATTGCACTGATTTACTATAAATTTTGTTTGAATGACATTATTAATATATGAAAAAGGAGATTAATGATATGACTATTAATCAAAAAATAGAAAACGCCATTGAATTAGAAGATTGGATTAAGGAATCTCTTTCTTCTGATTGGCATTGTAATGGCAATTGTGAAGATTGCGTTTTACAAAGAATAGGTGAATGTGAAGATAGTGATGATGTTCTCACGCAAGAGGACTACAGAGAAATGCAAATGTATTGGTAATGTATTGATTTATTGGAAGGAAAACAGTGGAGGAATAAATTATGAGCGTATATGATGAAATTAGGGATAACATGTCAACAATTAATAATGTTAATCCCAATCATAATTATAAATATTACATGCGAGTTTTTGATAGTTCAGATGTTTTTGTAAGAGATTATCTTGATATTGAAGATTTTTGTGAACAGAATAAGCTCATTGTTTTAGGTTATCTTGAAAATCCTTTATATAATGGCGATTTATATCGTGATGTTGCTAACTTTGTCGATAATTCTCTTGATGTAGATTTATGGGATAGTCTGTCAGAATATTGCTATTGGGGAGAAAGAATATCTCAAAAAGATTATGATGAAATTGAAGCGGAAATTTCATATAACTGCAATATAAACTTTTCATTAGATGAATTTCGTGTGTTCCTAAATGTTTCTAAAGATGCTCATGACACCCCAACTCTCGCATTAACAAGATTTATCTTGTCGAAGAAAAATGATGTTGTGTACCGCTCTACTGAAATTCGTGGTGTCTCACAAGGTGATTGGGCATTATGCTATTATCCAGAAGGCACGGATGAAAAAGTGATTGAAATATTAGAAGCTGCTTTCTTCAATCTTGGTGATGAAGTTTTCATATGCCCATGGAACGATGCAGATGATGGATATTTTAACTATATTTATGTTTCATACCCATTGAATAGAGATTATTTAGAGTTTGTTATGAATGCAACAGGATGCAAGCGTGATGAGGTTTATATTGAGTGCTTTGATGGATATGTAAAAGTCCCAAAATATAAACATTTAGAGATTAAATAGTTAAGTTGGCTCGTGCCAACTTTTAGGAAAAGAAGAGAGGAAAAGAAATATGGATATTTCAGAAAGATTAAAGAACTTAGAGAATTATGCATATGAAAAAGAAATGAAAGAGAAAAGAAAAATTGAAAAAGAGAGACAGGAAGAAATAGCAATGATTAATAGTATTAAATCATTAAAGTCTAGAATTGACGATTTGTTACTCGTAGCAAATTCTTGTTTATCTAATGGTATCAGTATTGAAAGTCGCGAGTGGAATTATATGGATTATAAACATGGAAATTTTGTAGCTGATGCTGTGACACATCACTTAGGATTTTCTACATATGGAGAAAAAACTATTCATTATTTAGAAATAAGAGGTGGAGGATATGACCATTACAATTTGAAGACCGATGGTTGTATTGTAGATGTACAAGGTGAAAAGCTATACGTATTAAAAAGATTTTTGAATGAATTCGATGAATTTGAGAGTGAATTCTATGCTTACGTAGATAAGTTCATTGATTCGCATTCAATAAAATCAAAAGAAAACAAGAGTGAATGATAACGCTCAAAACATTAATTTGAGGAGGAAATGAAATATTATGAATAAAGAAGAATACAGGAAAGAATTAATTCGTATGTGGGATAGCTTGCGTATTAATAAATACAAAGGACGTAACAATTGCAACGGCGTTGATTGCAAAGAATGCCCACTTCACGGTTTTAAGTATGGGTGTTCAAATGCACTTAGCTCGCTTGAAATTTATTGTGCCGTAGAAAAATGGTCAAAGGAACATCCCAAACCAAAATATAAAGTATCACAGTTGGAATATGACATTATTTTTTCAAAGGTTGCTCATAGTTCAAGTAGTTTAATGGATAATCCATTTGGTAGTTTTTATGACCTTAGCGACCTTATTGAAAAAGGATATTTCAAAGGTGCTACACTTAACACAGATATAGTAGATTACTTTAATCATTGCGAAGTTGTGAATAAATGAAACAGAGACGTTAAAAAGGAGAAAAATGAATAATGGAAATTAATTATTATAATTATAAAGTATTTGAAAGTATTGAAAAGTTGTCATATATAGCAAAGGTGATTGTCAATACCACTCCTCATGATATTACATTTGGAAGAGAAGGAAGTGATGAAACATTTATTGTCCAGCCTTCTGGAATTATTCTTAATGCTAAAGCCGTTGAAAAAGAAATTTATGATGATATTGTCAAAACAGAGTTTGCACCCACTCCAGAAGGTATTCAATTAATTCATGACATTCATGAGTGGTTTGAAACCACATTCGATATTGAAGAATACGACTTAAGAATTGTTGGTTCAATTATTGCGGTAAACGCATATAAACCTTATGTTGTTGGATTAACACCATTAAAAGGATTTGAACGTGTTCCACCCAATGAAAAGAGAATGAACATTGACAAATTTACGATTGCATAAAGGAGGAATAATTATGAAAAATTTATATGAATATATTCAGAAACAAATAATCAGTGATGCATTTAAGAGAAAATCTAAGCATACACCATTTAGAAATGCATATGTCGAATGTGATAATAATAAATGGCTTATCAAGGATGGTGTAATTGGTGTTAGTATTCCAAATATTTACTTTTATTTGGATACAAAAAGTCTGTTTAATGAAAAGCTAGACAAGGTAAATTTATCAAGCTTATTTGATGTTGACACTTATGATGTTACATTATGTGATGAAAACATGAATGATAAATATACAGTTTTCAAAAGAAATGATAATGGGGATTACATTTACGTTGACAAAAAGAGATTTTCATTATTCAAGAAGGATAAGAAAGCAGAACTTACGTTCAAGACAAATGCAAAAAAATATATTATATATGTTTATAATCATGGTATTCGCATGGGCTTCATTACGTGTGTTAGACAGTAGATGTTTAATATAAAGGAGGAATAAAAATGGATTTTTATGAATATATTGGAATATGTGATGATGAAATGTTTATAACAGACTGTCTTATTGAAGTTTTTGAATGGGCTGAAATGGATGGTGAGGAAGGTATTAAAAAAATATATAACAATATTCAGGACAGGTATAAGGACAATGAATTAATTAATTCGTGTCTGGTTGATTGTATATTAGAGAGGGTTAAAAAATGCATTGAAGAATATGGAAATTTTAATATAGCAAAAGCATATCTAAATCTTATTTAAATTACGCTATTTATATTTGATAGACATTATAATAATAAATATTAGGAGGAGAACAGATTATGTCAAAAATTGAAACAATTAAAATGCCATTAAGTATTGAACATCTTAACAGAGAAATGATTAAGGAAATGATTGGTTATGAACTGATTACCACATTCTATGAAGATTTTTCGATTGCTGAAATGTTTGGAGGTACAAAGGCGATTAAAGATACCTATAAAAGAGCCTTGAAAGATTGGGGTAACAATTATAAGTACATCACAGAGTTATATATGATTTTAAATTGGAAAATCTGGAAGAAGCAAGAGAAGAAGCAATATGAATTTTCAGATTTATATTATGAATTGTGGACAAATTTGGAGGAATGGGTAGATGACCATTTCACCGATGATGAAATGAAATACTTTATTAGAACCACAGATTAAAGTCGAAACATCACCATTTAATATGGTGGTGTCTGGTAATGATGGCAACATTATCACTGATGATGATAAGCTGAATGGAAGGTGGTTATTATTGACTATGGATTTGAGAAAATGGATTAAGAATTATTGTTATTGATTATTGTATTAAAAAGAAAAGGAGAAAAAGATTATGTTAGAAAATAATAAGATTATGCAGGAAGCACCAAAGACTATTGATTATAATGAAGAAATTGCTGTTGAGCAGCTTAAGGTAAATCTTGGATTAATGGAAATGAAGAAAGCATCAATTATTGAGATTAAAAAAGAATATAAAGATATTGATGAAAAGATTGATGGCTTTTTCGAAGAATGGATGAAAAGAATAGAAGCCGAGCAAGCGGAAGGTTCAACTATCAGTAAGTATAATGAATTTCTTAAGGAAATTGGTGGCGATAAGATTAAAGATAGAAAAGAATTATTATCAAAATTGTTAAATGACGAGAAGCTACGTTATCATTTATATAAAAGAAACTTTGAGTATTTCTTAGATTATTATGTTCAAAATATTGTGTATTCAACGATTGTAAAATACAATGGTAAAAAGGTTGGTGCAAAGACAAAAGAAAAGATTACAGAATTATTTAATGAGCAATTCCGTAATAGTGGTTTTGGTTTGTGTTTAGAACAGAATATTGAAACTAAAGGATTTAGGTTGTTTTCATATATTGATGGAAAAGAAAAGATTGGTAGTAGAATGTTCCATGTCTATGTGATGGATATAGAAATGAGCTATCATATCTTTGATAAGAAAAACGAAGTTATTGATTGTGAAAATGATTGGTTTAATGTTAATCATGAATTATATTATGCAAGTGACATTGAAAAATTGGCAAAAGTAATAAAAGAAATTTATAAAGAAATGCAGAATGAACTGTTCGCATTTAATATAAATAGAGATGCGTTTAATACTTTCGCTTCTGGTGTATGTGAATATGTAAGAGAACCACAAAGACTATATGATTCAATGGTTTTCTCAGATTAGGAGATGATGTAGTGCTAAAGATTAATGATTATGTTGAAATGTATAATGATGGATTAATTCATGGTATTGCTGAATTTCATATTCATGGATTTAACGGAAGTCGTTATATCAAAGTTTTAGATATCAAAAGGAAGAAGGTAATAGTAGCTATAATTGTAAATGGTGCAAAAAAGATTGATAGAAACGATGTAAGAATTGTATCATTAAAGTATGAAGAAATTCATAAAAATGAACATGAAAGTGATATTGAATATTACTTTATAATTGATAGAAAAAGATATTATTTCAAGGATAAGGAACATAAGATATCACTTCAAGGATAAGGAACATATTAAGTAGGAGTTGGCACGAGCCAACTTCTCACTTGACATGAACGATTTAAGTATTATATTTATATTATATTAAATAATAGTTGACATTATTATTATAAAATGTTACTATGATAATGTAAAAAAGGTATTAATAAATAAAAAGGAGAAGAGAATTATGAGTATCGTTTATTCTAACAAAAGCATTTATCTTTATGACAGTCCAGAACAGTTTATTAAAGACGTGGAAAGTAAAAATGATTTCAATGAAGTGAATAAAGAAAGCTTAGAAGATGCTTTCGATATGGTTGGTATTTATTATGATGAAGATGAAGACATTAAACCACAATGGAAAAGATTTAAGGAAAGATATGCAGCATTTAAGAAAGCTGATGAATTACTACAGTCACTAGCAAAAGAAGAGGAAGACGGATGGAGTCATGCAGAAAACTTCTTTGAGTCACTTGTCCCTAGTATATTGGTATGGCAATTTAGAGATTTGTGGATGTCTGGCAAAGAGAATGCAGTATTAATTAAATTGACTGATTATATTGAAAGTAACATGGAGAATTTTTTATAAAGTTCCCGACAGAAACCCACGTGCCTTTAGGTCATGGAATGAATGGTGGTTATGATTAAAAGTAGCGTTGTGGATGTCAGCATCCTATAC